TAGGGTACCGCGGGACCAATCCCTGGGTGGTGCCGATTGAGGACGCGCACGGCGGGCAGATGGAAGTCTCCTCGCTCAGGGAGATCCGCAAGCTGGAGAAAGAGTCCGAGCAGCAGGAGCGCGACGGCGTGGGGCAGGCGATGAGATTCCGGGCCTTCGCCAACAACGTGGCTGGCGGCGGGATGAGAGACCCGCTGTTTGGAGATCCACCGCACCGAAAGCCGCAGCTCTTTGACGCGCAGGGGCGGCAGCGCATTTCCATCGAGGCGGTCGACGGCGACGATGTCGAGTGCGAGATGGGGCCGGGGGCTGAGGAAGGCCTGGCGAGTGCGCTGGGAGGGGTGGACTAGATGGCGGACAAGACTCTGCACAACTCCGATGTGAGTGGCGCTAAGAAGAACGTACCCGACCTTGTGGTCGTCGGCAACGGCGACACCTTCAAACTCCTGTGCAAGGCGTCGAGTCAGTCCGAGGGCTGGATGAAGTCGACCAAGGCGATGGAGATCCCGGGGTTGGGGTGCGTGGTGCAGGTCACTACGCACCAGCGCAATCACGACGGGACCAACAGCGTGGCTGAGGCGCTGGTGTACGTGCCGGACTGCAAGATCGTCGAGGACGTCGATGGCGGGAGAAAGCTAGAGGCGTACTAGGTGAGCTACAGCTCCAGCGGGATATACCAGTTCCCCACGCTCACGGATGCGGCGCTGCAGCGCAAGGACAGCCAGTACGCGACTCGCGTGCTGGGCTGGCTCTCTGATGCGGTCATCGAGGGCGACTCGATAAATACTTCAGACCCCAACTACGACAAGATCGCGCAGGGCATGCGCTACGTCAGCGGCGATCAGGTCCCTGGTGGCGACGCCTCTACGCCTCCCTACATGGAGCCGATGGTCTTCAACTTCGCCAGCAAGGCGCTGAAGGCGCACGCCAGCGCGCTGACCGATCTGAAGCCGACCTTCGGGTGGAGATCGCTGAACCCGAAGTACCAAATGCACGCCCAGCAGCTCAACCTCCTGGCAATAGCGTGGTGGTTGAATCAGCAGGCCGACTTGTCGTTCGGAGATGTCGTGAAGCTGGCGTGGACCGCGGGTACCGGCGACATGATGATCGAGTGGAATCCGGGGCTGCCAGGCGGAGGGGATCATTCGGTCATCCCCAAAGACCCCAGGGATACTCTCCCCTGGCGCCCCGGGAGATATGGCGACGAGCAGACCTGGCAGGGCGCGATATTCCGGGAGATCTGGTCAGTAAACACACTCCGCGAAAAGTACCCCTACGCCGCCGCCGCGATCACCACCACCGACGACTCACTCCTTGGCTCGATCAAGGGGATATTTTTCCGGAAGCCGCAGCAGTTCCAGACGCCGGCGGACCCTCTGAGCAACCTGGGCGGCGGGGCCAGAGGGATGGCCGGGCCGGCAAGAAGCGGTGACTGCGTACTCTACCGGGCGTATCTCGACGATCGCACGAGAAACCTCACCGCTCGCCCGATAGTCATGGGCGAGAAGAGCTTCCAGTACATCGTCGAGCCGGGGGGGTTCATGTACCCCACCAAGCGCCTCCTCGTCAGCACGCAGGACCTCATTCTCTACGACGGGCCCAACCCGTACTGGCATGGGAAGTTCCCGTTTGCGCGGCTGCATCTGTGGAAGCTGCCCTGGAGCTTCCTCGGGCAGGCGGCGCTCGGCGACCTCGCCCCCGTGCAGAACGCGATCAACCTCTCCGGCAAGCACATGAAGATGGGGATCGAGCAGTGGATGGACCGGCAGGTGGTGCTGGACAGGAGCGCGGTCAGCGAGGCCACCAGCAGGGCCTATGACTCGAGGAAGCCGGGGTTTACCTTCAAGCTCAAGACCTCAGTCGTTGACCCGACGAAGGTAGTGACCAAACTGGAGGGACCTAATCCCCAGGTGCTGGCGCAGAACTTCCAGTGGTTTGAGAAGCTGGTGCAGACCTTTGAGTCGCTCGCCGGCACCGGGAACCTCGAAGCCTTGCTGCAGATGCGCGGCCAGCTCCCCGCCGGCGACACCCTGGAGAAGTACCAGGAGATGCTCACCCCCGAGCTGCGCATGGAAGGCCGGATGATGGAGAGCTTCCTCCGGCGCGCCTCGGGGCAGATCTGCTACAACACCTTCCAATTCATGGACTCGGCGCGGCGTATCGCGATCCTCGGTGACGCGGGGCTGCTGCTGGAAGATTTCGACTTCGAACCCGACTCCCTGGTCCCCGCCATGGATCAGACGATGGAGCAGATGGTCCCCGGGCCGGCGGGGATGCCGATGCCGATGCAGGTGCCCAACCCCAACTACGACAAGACCTTTGACAGGAACTTACCCAGGGCGCAGCGCGCGCAGGCGATGGCCAAGCTCATGGTGTTTGTCGTGGCGCCTAACTCGGTGCTCGCCTTCAACGCCCAGGCGGAAAAAATGATGCGCTTCCAGCTCGCGCGCATGGGCTACTACGACTGCTGGAGTCTCGCCGAGACGCTGGAGATCCCGAACTTCGGCGCGCCGCCGCCAATCCCGCTGCCGCCCCTGCCGCCTATCCCGCCGGAGATGATGGGCGATCCGGTCGCGCTGGCGCAGCTGCTGGTCAACAACGTCGGCAAATATGTCATGGGACCTGACGGCTCGATCCTCGAGCTGAGAGTGCCGGTGACAGTGGTGGAGCGGCTGCAGGCCCAGATGATGCTGGGGATAGGTATGACCGAGGGGACAAGTGGACGCAAAGCCAGTGGTGGCGACTCGCCCAAACAGGAGGAGAAATCCGACGGGCAGGGGGGTTCGCGCCAGACAATTACAGAATCGAAGAAGTGAGATGCGCCCACCCGCCCTTGAGCACGTACTGGATAGCGAACTTGCTTACGCCGTACTTGGCGGCGAGCGCACGCAGCGAGGTTGGTGAGGCGTGCGGTGCGCGCCCCGGCTTGTAGGTCGTTCGGATCTCGATGACTTCAGCAGTTGTGAGTTTGTGGTTCCCGTTCTCCTCCCCCGTAGGCTCAATACGGACGCGCGCGAGGTGCCCGAACCGCCCTTTTCGTACCGCGTCGTCGACGTTTTCTTGGTTGGTGCCGGGGAAGACATGATCGACGTTGACACAGCCCGGCGTATCGCAGCTATGGCAAGCCAGTACATCGAGCAGCGGCTCATGGACGGCTTCGTGAATCCACCGATGCGCGCGCCACGTACGTCCTTCAAACCAGAATCGCGCGTAGCCGTACTTGTCATGGGCGCCTAACCAGCGATGGCAGCCATTGGGCAGGACTTCGACCTTAGACAAGAAACGGACTATAGGCGTCATTCCAATGGCAGTGTAGCATGAGGCACGAGGACAAACTGGCGGTCTTGCAGGCCCTGGACAACTGCAGCTTCGCCGAACTCGCCGCTACACTCCACGCCTTGAAGTTCACCGGACAGATCACCCTCCACTTCCTCAACGGTGCACCTCAAATGGCCGAGCTTGGCGAGCCGGTTCAGGTGCGCTTTCCTGAGCACCCGGCCAACCACATAGCTGGGGGTAGCGGTAGTGGTGGGCGCCGGGGTGTCCACAATTCCATTGACACCAGCGCCGTTTCGCCCCCATCATCCTCTCCGTAGCCTCTCGCAGACATCAGGGGTGGTGCTCTGACGGGTAAATCGAGGGCGGCAGGGGAGTGATGGCTCCTGCCGCCCTCTTCGCGTGTACAAGGCGAATCAATGCCGTTTGGAAAGCCGTACAGCAAAGCGGAGATGTCGGCGGGCGCGGGCGCAGGCCCGAGCGCCGGCGGCAACCCCTTCGCGCAGAAGTCCATGGGCAAGGGCGGCGGGAAGGGCGGCGGGAAGTTCGGCAAGTCGCGGAAGGCCAGCAAGTCCCGCAAGGCCGGCAAGACCCCCGCGATGAAGTTCGGCGCCCGGGTCAGCGCGAAGTAGGAGGCAGGGGCGAGATGGCAAACCCGTTCAAGGCCGCTGGCCGGGGGATCAAGAAGCTCTTCGGCAAGGGCGGCGGAAAGTCGCGCAGCTTCAGCAACCAGGCGGGGAGCGCGACAGGCGAGATGCGCTCGGAGCGCAAGGACGTGGAGCTGAAGCGCTCCTCGTCGATGACGGCTGGCGCGTTTGGCGGGCACACGGCAGGGGCGGCCGAGCACCGGTCGAAGGTGGCGAAGGTGGCGGCCAAACCGAAGCCTGCCGCGCGCGCGGCGGGGGCGCCAGGGCGCCGCATGAACAACCAGATGGGAGAGGTCGCGCCGAGCTACAAGGGAGTGGAGGACCGGCCGCCGCTCGACGTCACGCGCAATGAGCTCGGCGCCCCCCAGCGTCCGCCCCGGCCGTTTGTCCCGTCGTCGCAGATGCCCGACAAGGTTCGCACGGATCGCAAGCGCGAGGCGCGTCGCTCTCCCTCGGTCACCGCAGGAATGAATCGACGATAAATCTAAATGGCAGCTTTCCCCTTCGGGCGTACGGCCGGCTCCGGCATGGGCAGCTCCATGCTCGACGCCCCTCCCCCGAACCCGACAAACCCGTCGTTCTCGGATCTGCAGAACCCGGGGAATGTCGGCTCGACCGGCCTGGGATCTCCTGCGCGCGAACTGCCTCCCGAGGTCCTCATGGGGATGCTCAAGTCCGGGGAGTCGATGTCGGGGATGTTCGACGACATGGCGGCGATGTGTCCCGACTGCGCGCCGGAGTTTGCGGCCGCCAAGGACATGCTGCAGCGGGCGCTGGCAAAGCTGGTAGCGGCAGGCGGGCAGCCCAGTACGCTTTCCGCTCCTGGCCGGGAGTTCCCCGGCGCGGCACCGTTTCCGCCGCAGAACGGCAACCCTGCATGAGGCTGAGGTAATCCATGGCTGAGAAGTCTGCGCTCGGTAAGCAATTTCTGGAAGAACTGGCAAGTAAGCTGCCGGAGTCGCTCCGTGCAGGCCTGTCAGCGATCACGTCCTCACCGGAGGCCCAGGCCGCCCTCGATCTCGCGGGCTCCCGATTGTCTCCACTTGACGAGGACCGGCAGCGGCTCCATGAGCAGCGGCAAGCGATAGACGCGAAGGAAACCCGCCTACAGACGTGGCACGGGCAACTCGACACCTGGCGCAGGACCAAAGAGGATGAATTTACCACCCGCGAACGGACCCTCGCTGCACGCGAAAATGGCGGCGGCGGCGGCGGTGGCGGTACCGGCGATCCTCCTCCTGCTGGGAATCGGCTGCCTGGCGCAGGCGCTCAAATGACCAAAGAGGAAGTCCAGGCAACGGTGCTGGAGGCCCTTGGTCAGAGAGAGGCCGGCTACATCAAGTACGTGGCGGACGCGACTCGCTTCGCGGCGTTTCACCTGCAGAATTTCAAGGAACCGCTCGACGTGCTCTCTCTGGTCCGCCACGAGAAGATCGGCGAGCTCGGCGTGGAAGGCGTCTACGCACTGGTGCACAAGGAGAAGCTCGACAAGCTCCGCACCGACGCCGCCGCGGCCGAGCGCGAGAATCTCAAGAACGAGCTCCGCAAGGAGCTGCAGACCGAGACGCCCGTCGACATGCCCTACCCGATTGGCGAGGGCTCACCGCTCGACGTACTGACGATGGACCAGGCGACCAGGCCCAAAGGGGATCCCGCCACGGCCGCGCGCATGTACGACGATCTGGTGCGCCAGAGCCGCTAGCGGGAGAGGGTTTAGGAGAGTTCAATGCCCGCGTTTTCACCGCAGCTCAACGAGCTGAATACCGTGACCCAGAAGGAGATCCTTCCGGGAGTAGTCGACAACTACTTCCTGGCGGGCCCGGTGACGGCGAAATTGAAGTCGCGCTTCAATCGTCGCTGGAACGGCCCGCAAATCCAGGAGAACTTCCTCTACGACTCGCCGGCGGGCGGGGCGTACGCCAAGGGGGGGAACTTCAACCTGGTGAAGAAGCAGACCAAGACCGGAATGCTTTTTACGCCGAGGTACTACCAGGTGAACGTCACCGAGTACCTGGAGGACATCGAGGTCGAGCTCGCTGGCCCGATGGCGATGTTCTCGACCGTGAAGCAGGATCTCGCGGAGGCGGCCCTGGCGATGAGCGCGATCCTCGAGATCGCGATCTTCCACCACGGGCAGGACCTCTCGGCGTCTGGCGGCGAGGATCGCTCGCTGGAGATCAACGGCCTGGAAGAGGCGTTCACTGACGGGGTGAACCCGACCTGGACCAACGCGATATTCCCGAGCTACGGCGGGCAGCTCAGAGCCGGAGTAGGGAGAGCGCTGAACACTCCCACGGGAGTCATCTCCACCAACTCGGTGGCGCAGGCGGCCTTCCGCATGCTCACCCACACCTACCGCGCCTCGGTCATCGGTCGCGAGCACCCGCAGCTGGGCGTCACCACGAACCGCAACATGGGGTTCCTGAGCGAGAACTTCCTCCCGCATCAGATCATCGACGTGAAGGACCCGGAGATCGACTGGCCGGGCCTGAAGTTCAACCAGGCCACGATTGTTGAGAGCCAGTACTGCCCGGGGCAGGACGGCCAGGACGATCCCAACCTGGGAGACTTCCTCACCGATGCGACGATCGGCGAGACCCTCTGGTGGATGAACTTCGGCCCGATGGGCAACGACGCGTACCTGCGGCTCTTCATCGCGGCGTCGCCGAAATTTGCCTTCGGGTTCACTGGGTTCAAGGGAGCCCGCGACGACAACATGCTTGCCGGGCAAATATTGTTCGCCGGCAACTTCACCTGCAGAACGCCGCGCCTCCAGCGCGCGCTGTTCGGCATGACCAACTAAGGGAGGCTGAACAGTCATGCCTAACAGCACTTCGGGGCGCAACAACATCCGGAACCAGCCCCTCTACCTGCCCAACAGCTACGATCCGGCGGCGTTCAACATCCCCGAGGCCGACTGGCGCTACGGCGGCATGATCGGCGGGATGACGACGATCGTCTTCGGCGCCGGCACCGCAGCCGACCCCAGGGGGAGCAAGAACATCCAGCTGGTACGGACCGACTCCACCATGACCGTGGCGCCCTTCAACGGGGCGACGGCCTGGTGGAAGAACAAGCTGACCTACCAGACCACGACCGACCCGACAGGGCGGCGGGGGCAGGTAGCGGGTGTGTACCTCGGCCCGGTGACCCCCGGGCGGCTGGCGATCATCCAGACCGGCGGGCGGCACGGCGCGGTGAAGTTCATCGACGCGCCGACGGCGGCACCGACGGCGGCGGGACTCATCGTGATCCCCTCGGCGACAGCAGGCAAGGCC